TTTATGTTTAACGACGAGTTTGAAATGTTAGATATTAGATTAGACATTTCAAACAACTATGTAGATAAGTGGATTATTTTAGAAGGCAATCGGACATGGAGCGGGAAAGAAAAACCGTACCACTTGGCTGCTAGAATAGATGAATATCAACAAAAATACAATAACAAAATACAGTTAATAAATTTAGACATTCCAGCCGATTACAAAGATTGGAAATGCGAAAATTTTAGTAGAGCATCTCTGCAATCTGGAATTGACCTATATGATGCAAATGATATTGTAATCCACGCAGATCTAGATGAAATATTAGACCCTGAAAAGATACAGTCTATTTTAGATTTATTAGAAAAAGAAAATAAACCAGTAAATTGCACCTTAGATATGTTTATCTTTAAATTTGATCAACAATTGTACAGGACTTGGAGTGGTCCAGTTGTTGCTAAAAAATGTATGTTCAACAACCCCCAAGAATTATACAAAGGCGATCAATACAAGAAAAAAAATAGAAGTCATTGCGTTAGACATCTCGATATAGTAGGTTGGCATTGGACATGGATCGGCAACGACGATCGAATAAAAAATAAAGTTGAAAGTTGTATCGAATCTCAGTATCGAGATCCGAATGAAGTTCTTGATGCACTTAAAAAACAAGATACTAAATTAGCTATAAATCACAAATGTGAAACACAATATGTAGATTACAAATATCCTAAATCAGTATTCGATATAATTTTTAAATTTCCGTACTGGACTACAGAAACTTAGGATTCTTTGTCCATCCATCGGGGTCATTGCCAGTCCAATGGTGCTTGGCATAAGAATTCGGAGCTTCTTCGTTGAGACGATGCTTTTCGTTAAAATACACAGGATAAAAATAATTCCTATCATAGATTTTAACCGAGTCAGATGCGTGTTCTATGTGTGCTCGTATTAGTTTAGTGAATGGCTTTACACTGGTATATTTGTGTGGTTGTGTGTTGCACAATTCATAGCCGTATTTTTTAGAATTTCCTACACTAAGCAGCGACATCTGTGTTAGTACAGGGTGATTAGGTTCAGCACCAAATACACTAGGACATATTCTACGCTCATCGTCTTCGTAGCCGGAGAAAAACGAATGTTCAAGAAATTGATCAAATGGTCGTAAACATTCCATATCAGTATCTACATAAATGCCGCCAAACAATCTTACCATCTCAAATCGTATCATGTCAGATTTTGGACAGACTGCGAACCCCGGATCATTTGCAGCGGCTCTAACTTCGGGATTCATATTGCTAGGTAAATTATCTAATCGCCAGAAGTAAAATGTCCAGTCTGGGTGGTGTTGCATCCAGCTGTTTCGCCATGCATGAAACCTTTCTCTGAAGTGATCGTTTCCTGGCCAAACATGGTGTATAATTTTAGGTATCATAGATTGTTTTGCCAGTAGGTCGATGTTGTCAACCAGTTATAATAAATTTCAAATCCTTCGTCGATATCAACTTTGGGATCAAATCCAAAATCTCGACGTGCTGCGGTAATATCTAAAGCACCTCGACTAGGAAAATCTGCGTCTTTTTCCTTAACTTCAACGCTGCCTTGTCCTACTAGTTTTACAGCTAGTTCAGCAGCCGCCAATAAAGTCTTTGAGTGACTTTTTGTAATGTTATAGGTCTTGTTGTCTGTATTATCTGAAAGGGCAGCAGCAACAATCCCATCGGCAGCATCGTCGACATAGGTAAAGTCTAGAGTTTCATTGACACCGTTTACTCTAAGAGGAATGTCACGCATGGCATTAAGAATAAATTTACTTATAACACGATCTTCAACATCAAGTGGACCATATACTGCACTAGGTCGTATAATAGTATAAGCAAGGTTTGTACGACGAGCGTAGTCTTTGACCAACCATTCGCCTGCAAGTTTAAGAATGCCGTATTGTCCTTGTGGACGACATACTGCATCTTCTTTTACATCATCTTTGAAATCACCATATACCATTGAGCTCGAAATATAGATGAACTTACGCACATCATAAAAATTACTGGCTTCTAGTAAGTTGATTAAGCCTTCGCTCATCACTTTACTTCCTAGTGCAGGGTTAGCGTTAACTACTTTTTGCCTAGGAAAACTAGCCATATGGATCACAATCTCAGGCTGTTCAATTTCAAATATTCTTTTTACTGCATGATTATCGCATATATCGTCGTTGTAGATATAGGTATCTTCTGCAATCTTTTTATGTCTTAGTGCCATTAAATGATTGAGTTCATCTTGAGGTATTATACCGTAAGTTGTATATGTGTCCATTATACACACTTGATGACCTTGATCTTGTAGTCGCTTAACTACATTGTGACCAATTAGGCCCATACCACCTGTTATTAAGATATTCATAGTGTTGCGTCTTCTAAGCCTGCGGTTCGTAATTTGACAATATTAGATAGTTGCCACTGTTTAATATCCAAGGCTTTAATAATGCCTAACCATTTATTACGTAGTAAGGCAAAATCATTAATAATTTTTTCAAAATCTACCACGTCAGCTTCGCCTTCTACAAACTTTTCACAGTCTCTAGAGCTTAACTGACGTTGGTAGTTTTCAAGGTACTTGCGAAAATGTTGACTACGAAGTCTACGAAGTTCGATATTAAGGTATTCTAAAATACCTTCAATCTCTTGAAGTTGGTTAAATCGATTCTCAACAATACCTGGCATTTGCGCAGAGGCTTTCTCAATGTTTCCCGCTACGCGGACATCTTGTTTTGCATGAATTAATTCAGCTTCATAATAGGCCACAGCATCGGGGATATTTGAAATATCCTTTGAGACTCGATCATACCAATTCATTTATTCCTCATCTTCGTAATAATCTTCATCTTCTTCGTCTGCAATTTCTTCACCGTCGACAGCGTATTCGATTGCAGTATCTAGATAAGGGTCAACACCTAAAAGGCTTTGAAGTGTTGATTCTTTAATACCATAATCTAATAGTGTATTAACAAAGTCGGCAGCTAAGTCTTTCCTGTGCTTCTCTGGAATGTGTTCAATAACCAATGTCCAGATATCTGCAATTAAGTCGTCTTTCATTCATTGACCTCCAAGTCTGATTCAACTGTAGTAGTTATCTCAGAAGTGGCTTTTTCACCGTGTTTTGAAATGTCTTCCATCATAATGTCAAGACCGTTCTTCTCGTTCTTTTCCCAAGCCTTGCGGAATTGTTTAATGACTTCGCCATCTGATGATGTGTAAACAAGACTGTTTCCTTCTTTCTTGAGCAACCCTTTTGCTTCGGCCAGGTCGACCAGTCCACTATATGGATTCATACCTGTTTCATAAGGAATCTTAACTTGTACACTTTCAAAAGGTTTAGCATAACGAGTTTTCATAATCTTACAAGCGGCACGAATACCGTTGACTTCTGAAACCTTATTACCATCTTCATCTTCTTTAAGTTTCAATTTGCGCATTGCTACTACAATTGAACTTGCATAGATAAAGCCTTGACCACCTGAGATTTTGTCATCGGGATCAAACATATCCTGACTTGCGTATGTATGGTTAGTACATACCATTCCGATGTTGTAGGAGCCAAACATATTAACACAATTGCGAACTAGCGCCGTTAGTGCTTTAGGCTTACGGCCCATGTCACCTTTCATATCACCTGCTTGGAATTGATTAACATCAGTCGGAGTCAACAACATACCTAACGAATCAATAACAAATAATACTTTAGGTCGATCTGTTTCATCCATTGTTTTGTACTCTGCAATGAACTCTGTGATAGTCTTTGCTACATCGTCAATCATAGCCATATTAAGTTTCAACAACTTATCTGGGCTTGTATCAACGCCAAGTGCGTGAAGCCATTTTTCATCAAGCGCATTTTCTGTATCGATTAAAATAGGATAAATTCCTTGTGCCTGAGCGTTCTTGACTAGATTACCCGAACAGATGAATGATTTACCTGCGCCACTTTCGCCTGCAAATACAGTGACCTTACCTAATGGAATACCTTTCTTAAAGTCCCCACTGATAAGATAATTTAATGCGTAGTTGTTTGTGCTGACCCAGTCAGTTGGGTCGTTAAAGCCAATACTAAGACCTTCGATGCTCTTAGTGATTGACTTTCTAAATTTAGAAATATCAAATGCTTTCGCCATATTATTATGCCTTATTGAAAAAAGAGTGCGAGTTTCCCCGCACTCTATGTTTAGCTAGATTACTTCTGACGATTGCGAATCATGGCAAGAATGTCTTGCGCACGACTAGCACCATCTGCTGATGCTGCTGGAGCCGCTGTTGATGCAGGGCTTGCAACTGGTGCAGGAGTGTCATCAGCATCCTCATCGGCAGCTGGCGCAGCACGGCTAATTGCTTTATTAGGATCACCTGTTGCTGAACCTAAGCCTGCTGGTTTAAAGTATTGACCCCAACGCTCTAAGTCGTATGCTTCACCGTCAACTGACGCTTCAAACATTTCCTTCATGACTTTCAATTCAACATCAGTTGGCTTCTTAGGCAAGAAGTCTGACAAGTTAAACAAGCCGTGAGCTTCGATAGCCGCTGCTTCAACTTCGTTTAATGAGCGTTCACGACGGCTCCATTTTGAAGTAGAGTAGTCAGCAAAGCCACCTTTAGATGTCTTAGCAATACGGAAGTCTACACCCTTGAGGTAGTCAGTTGGCAATTCTTCCAACTCTGGATCCATCAATGCTGAGCGGATAATTTGATAGATTTGAGGACCAATAATAAATCTACGAATTGGATTTTCAGGAGTCTTATCTTCCTTAATAGGATCTTCAACAACAAAGCCTTGGAAAATGTATGAACGCTTTTTCCAATACTTACGACCCATTTCTTCCAAAGATTTATCTTTGAACCAACCACGCACTTCTGACAAAATTGGGCAAACTGTACCGTCGTTGTACATTTCAACACAAGGAACTTGTACTTGAACTGGACGACTGTCTGTTTCACCTTTGATGCCTGCAAACGGCAATTTGATCATTGCACGTTCTACCCAGAAAAACGTATTGGCTGAATTGCCATCGGGTAGCAAACGGATAACCGCTTCCTTGCCTTCTTGCATGTTCCAATGTGGGTAA